TATTAATTACATGCCCATCATTCCGAGGACTAGTGGCCGTAATTTCTAATTCATTTGTGTAATTCGATGCCTTACAATATTTCTGTTCCCTATTTGTTAAACCTACCATCTTTTTCCTTTTTCATTTGTGTTAAATCTCTGTCTTATTATAGTCTCAAGCCGGAAAAAAATGGATGAGTGAACTTGTAAGTAATCATTACAAGTTCACATTACATTGGAAATCTTTTTTAGTTTGAATTCACATATATATTGTATGCAATCATTTCGTCAATATATCAATGAAGTTAAAGAAGCAGATTTAGAAAGTCATGCCATCTTAGATAAGGCAAATGCCGCACAAGAAGGTGATTTTAGTGATTATTCATTCAAAGACATTTTCAGCAATAAACTCCGAATTGTGATCCCTTTAAATAAAAATGAAACTTCTCTCAACCCCAACCAAGTACAAACAGCATTAAGTCGTGCTGGATTTAATGAAATTGACTTAGAAAATGGAACAGTAGTTAAAACTGTGAAAACCAACCTAGGTGACAAAACTCAAAAAATCAAACTTGGAAAAGTATTGAAAAAATTAGCCCAAAATGATGAAAGCTGGCAACAAATACTTCATTGGTGGGAAATGAAAAAAGATAAAACCAAAAAAATGGGCGATACCACTGGGGTTTCTATCGTCATTTCTCGCAGCCCTATTGATATCATTAGGATGAGTGATCATAGCGAATGGAGTTCGTGCCACGCTCCACCAGATAAAAAAGGATACATGAGCAGCTATTGGCCCTGTGCAGGACAAGAAGCTCGTACAGGTGGAGCAATCGCATATGTAGTGCGAAATTCTGATTTGCAAACTATAAACGATTTACAAGCACCAGAGATTTTTAAAGATAATGATCGTCATGTAAAAGGTGTGGAACCTTTAGAAAGATTGAGACTTCGAAGATTTACTACGTCTGCCCAACAAGGCATGACACGTGATATTCTTGTCCCTGAAGACAGAACATATGGCATTAGACATGTTGGTTTCGCAGATCGAGTAATGGAATGGACAAGAAAAGCACAACCATATCTTGATTTTAATAACCCACCAGATTGGAAATCCGTTGAATTAAGAGGCGGAACCTACCAAGATACCGATGCCGACACTCTATGGAATGATTTTTTCCCAAAGGCAAAAATTAGTGGTAATAAAAGTAGTTCAGATTCGGAAAAACAAAGAGAACATGATGGTCCCAATGCGGATTCTATGTATGAACGAGCAGAAGAACAAATTAATGCAAGAGAATTTAAATATACATTAGTTTCATTCGATGTGGCTGAAGATGAACAACCTTATTTATATTATGATGGCTCTACCTTTTTTACTTATCCAAAAAGTGATTTTATAAAAATACCGGATGATAAGAACTTACAAGTAAATTATTGGAGCCGCAAAGAAGAAAAAACACCAACACTTGGTGATATGATTAAAAAGGATTTAGATATAATTATCGGAGATAATGAAATAAATATTCATGTCGATAATCAGAATGTTCAGATTTCCATTCCCCTCAATAACGAAGATAGTGGATATGCACAAAATGATAATGATCGACTTGAATCATTTCTGGATTGGATAGAAATGGACATAGAAAAAGAATATAGCTCTCATTGGAGTACATTGAAAAAAATTCTGCAAGATGCCGGTTATATGAAAGATTCCGAAAATACTTGGAATTTAAAACATTTTATTTTAGATGATGATTTTATCCACAGTAATGAAATGTGGATAGGAGATTTAAAAGGTGTCGATGCTAAAAATATAAATACTAGTGGGGTAAATTTAACGTTTCCTAATCACCCAGAACTTATAAAAGGAATTAATGCAATTTTCCCAAAATTTAATTTCTTACAACCACAAAATATAAAAATTGTCACTAAACCAGGGTTTACTCCACAAAATGAAGGACCAATCACCTCTTTAATTTACGTATTCTTGAAACTAATAATCCCCTTCGACGCACCTGAATATAAAAAATATTATAACGCCCTGAAACATGTTGATGATTACTGGGATCAATATGACCAACGTGCAACTCAATGGTGGAATTCAATTAAAACCCAATTGATGGGAAAACAAGGTGCAATGCAATTATCTAAAATTGTTAGAAAACCACAAGTTATCCCCGATAAACAGTTGCAATTACCATTTAAAGATTGGTTAATTATGTCGGAATTGCCCTTGATTAATTCAAGCCCCTCAAAATAAGTATGGGTTTTTGATTAAACCCACTGAACCTAGTAGGGTAAAAAATATTGCCTTGAAATGAGGTGGTTTTAATCAAAAACTGCTAAAAAATGGGTTTAATCAAAAACCCAGATTTAACCTACTGATTTGAATTGCTATAATTACACATGGAAAGCGGGCAAGGTTTCAAATCAGGAGTTTTATTATGAGTAGATTAATTTACAAGGGTTGTCCTGAGGAATGGGATTACCGAACCGCAGAGTTCGGTGATGACATGTTAGAGATTATCGAGTTTAAGCCAACAGTACGTAGGGTTCAGATAAGGAAAAATGTCAACGAACCTTATCGTACTTACAAGTTGGCGATACCTTACATGCAATTCTACCGAACGGATGATAAAGTTCTACATGCCACATGGACCTTCCGTCCAGTAGATAAGAATGATCCGCCGTTCATCTTTCCAGTTCTACTACCAAACGTACAGTTAATTCACGCTGGTATTTGGTGTGGAGATAGTCAGCCTAGCATGTTCGAAGAGTATTGGGATGGAGGTGATGAGTCTTATCTCGTCAAGGGATCTTTAAAAGAAGCCGCTAGGGACTTTTGGGACTTAGATTTTAACGTTAATGAAATCAAGGCAGTAAAAATCAAGATTAAAACGTATTGGCAACAATACGCTCCTGTAAGCGATTGGTGTGAGGCTTTAGAACTATGGCAGAAACTTACGAAATTCTATCCTGATCCCTTGGACGTGTTCCGCATTCGAGTCTTTCCTTTTAAGATGATTCCAAAAGCTTTTGAGACTTTCTCTTGGGAAGGGAATCATACACCTGAAATCTTCCTGGGAAGTTATTATCACGTTTAATTAAATAGAAAAAGCCCTGTCAAAAATGACAGGGCTTGGCGTTTTTGACATGTTGTCTCCTTATGGTTGACAATATTGTCCACTAAAGGTGTTTTTCCTCTGGAGCAATTGTGTCTACGACAAGCCAAAACAATGTTACCCAATGTATATTCGCCTCCCTCAGCCCCTGGTTTAATACGGTCTAATTGAAGGGCTCCATCACATGGAATGTCTGATCTAGTTCTCCAAAAACATTGAGGACTGCCATCTTCTATCATTCGTTCAAAAAATAATTCTAATTTGCTCTTATTTGATTCTTTATATGTCTTTGGAGATTTTCTAAATCGTATGAAAACATAAGCAACATCATCAATAATAATATCATTAATATTAAATGCAGGATCGGCTGCACAGCAAACATTATAAAGTTTTGGATTTTCTTCTTCTAAATGAATGAATATTCGTTTGATTTGTTCATGTAAAAAAGATCTTCCCCAATCACAAAAAGCCCAATCTTCTTTCCCCGTTTTCTCACCAGCAGCTAGATCTTGACGAAGTTGATATACTAATAAACATAATACTGAAGAAATATTATGTTTTCTTTCTTTGTCCATTTGACGCTTTTGGTGCAAATCAGATAAACTCTCTATAAATTTATTTTGTTTCATGAATTTGGTCCTTATGGTTATTTACATCGGCACAACCACCCATTTTCTTCAATAAATCCCTGAGTTTTTGGGTTCCATTGATTATTGCTATTGGAGGTAGTATTATTAATTTCCTTATGAATTATTATTTATATCGACAACACCATCCATTCTCTTTAAAAAAAATTTAAATTTTTATGGCACGTATGGAAAGTAAAGTTGGAGGGTGGTGTTTAAGGGATCAAATACTATATTAGGTTATTTTTGTTGCGGGTATGTGCCTTTCAATAAATCCCTCAATCAACTCATCTATCTTTTCGTAATCCCTATAATGGATTGTTAAGAGCGGGATGCGGCATTTCTTAATTGTTCTTCAAATTTCTTGGATTCATTTGTAATGGGAAACCCCAATTTATATCTCCACCAAACTTTTCTCCCACTTCTAAAAGTAACATCCTCAGGTTTAAGATCCCCATTTTTTATCGGATGCCACTGGACTACTAGTTCTGGGTAGTCGGCTATTGTTCTTTTCATAAAAGTTACTCTGTTAAATTTGGTTTATTTAATAGAGTGAATTATAGGTAAAATATGAAAAAAATTGAGCCACAAAAATGGGGAGTTTATGGTAGACTCTTGCACAAATGTTATCATAAACATATTGATTGTGAGATAAATAATATTAAAAGACAAAATGCGTTATTAATTGCTCTTTATGAAATATATAAAAAAAGAAGATTGCCTATACAATTAAAGTTCATTAAATCAATTTTACAAAGGCTGTTCTTTCGTGCATTGTACCATGATTTACATAGTCGAAAAATAGATTTGCGTAATACAAATACAAATACAAATATCATGATAATACAAAATAATATTAATATAGCGACCCAGCACGTTGACAAATCTAGTACCCAACCTACTATACCTATACCCACTATACTAATGAAGCTTCCGGTTACACTTATTATTGATGATATCGCTATTTTTTCCAATGTTGAGCGGGGCTGCATTATTCGATTGCTTTTTTTTATATTTTTCATTAGTAATCTTTCTTATATGATCACACAAGAGTAAAAACCCATCTATCTTTACCACAATCCCATATTTGTACTAATCCACGATGTTCACACCATTGTTTTTCAGTAAAACCATCAGGACATCCACTATTTTTTTTCATTTGACTTTGTTTAGTAAAATGAACAGACATATCAGTTTTCAATACATAACTATAATCACAACTATAAGATTTTTCACATACAAATCCTAATCTTTTATATACGTTGCCATTTGTATATCGACGATCACTAAAAGTTATAATTTTTTCATGTCCTCTGGCTCTAGCCCAAGTGCATGCTTCCTTGAATAATTTTTCACTTCCACCTAAAACAGATACATCTGCTCGGAAAACCAATCTATCAAGAACTAAAGCATCACCACCTCTGTGATGTCTCCCTAATGTCAATACACCTAGCAGTCGATCAGATTTATCAAATAATCCGAATGAACTAGATGCTAATCTATTAGCACCTTGTATGTGATACTCATTGCAAAAAGATCTGCCTGCTTCTTTAGCTATTTGGCGAACCTGACAACATCTAGCTCCAATCTTCTCAGAAGTTGCCTTGCCCAAATACATGTTTTCTCTATGTAATAGTTGCTTTTTTCTTTTTACCCATTCATATGGGAAAATAAATAGTATGTTTTGAGAATCATTTTGTGCATTATAATAAAGATGTTTGTAATAGCCAGAAGTAACAGCATGTTTCGGATCAATTAGCTGGATGCCAGTATGTGTTGATACATCATCAATAATATACTTCTGAATGACTGATTCTGCGGATACATTAGGATTTTTCAACCAGATATCAAATGCTTCTTCAATACATTTGACTGCCTTAGAAAGGTTAATAGTTGCATCTAAAGGTCTTAAATTAGATAAAGAATTAATTAATTTAAGATTAGTAATGCCTCTTTTAGCAAAAGCAGACACAGGGAAGATATGATCAACGTGGAAATCATTACTACCATTATAAAGAGGATGCTTAGAAATGTGTTGTAAAAGAGTGTCAACTTTATATCCTAATAAATTTTCTTTATAATCTTTTTTTTCTAATCCCTGTTGACCCAATAGCTTTCCTACAAGTCCATAACAATGTTTCTGTAGTTTTTTATTTAATGCTACCAACTCTCTGTCAGGATTCCACATGTGGCATTTATCACCGCTTTTCTTTTTTTTGCTACATTCCCAACATCCTGGATGATGTTTAAAATTATAAATCCATGCTTCTGTTTCTCTTCCACATTTACAACGATATTTGAGTCGTATGCGATTTTTCTTAGAATTAACTGAAGTTTCTTTTTGTAACCAATGATCAATATATTCATACCCCATTTCTTTACATAATTTAACTATTTTTTCTTTGGGTGTTGTTAATTTTTGTGAGATTTTTGCTCCCATACATGTTGTACAAGTATGACCACTTTTAATACTCCACAATGTCATCTTTGTTATTGCTCCACAACTACAACGACACTTTACTGGGGTATTATTATTAACATATTCAGCATCTAAAAACTCAAAATTATGTTTCTTAAATTCATTTTTTACATCTTCTAGTGAATATTTCTGGTTGCCTGCACATATTTGACACCCTTGCCCTCGTTGAAAGTTATTCCAGGTAATAGTAGTATCATGACCCTTATCACATTGAACCTCTAATTTTTTTTGACTTCCTTGATATATGGTGCTTAAAAGCTTCCATTTTCTTTTTGCAAAACCAGATCGCACTTCATTAATTGTTAATTTTTTAGTCATATAAATTTTTTACTCATTTTTATTAAATTATTATGATCTAAATATAACTAATTTCTTAAAGTCTGTCAACAGCTAATTTAATGGAGTTTATAAGCAATTAATTTTGTTTTTATAATTTATATATCTAATTTAGTGTAAACTTTGAGTGGCTAATTTAATTATAATAAAAAAAAAGAAGAGGAGTTGAAGTAACTCCAACTCCTCTTTATATTTACGACTAAATTAGTTGCGGTTATATAACGAAATTCGCAACCGAAAGTCTCGCGTAAAATTTTGCTCCGTCTCTTAAAAGTTTTTTGCCATACCTTGTTAAAATTCCTTTTCTCGGACAAAAGCTCTCTGGATCAAGCACAACAGGTGTCTGTGTCAGAGGCACATACGGACAGTAGAAATATCCCGAATCCATATAACTGTCGCCCTTGTAACCCATCAAAATCTGACCGGTTGGGAAGAGAGGATCTTTATATAGACGCCATCTGTTATTGACGGTACCTACATATTGAACACCAAGACTTGAGGTGAAAGTTTCACTGGGACTTGGAGCAAAGCCAGCTGTGGCTGTTTCGAAAATCGAAGCAACTTCAGGACTTGTCACGATCCAATTAGCACCACCACGCAACGTCTTACGATGCACAACGTTACTAACTTCAACGCACTTAACATAAAGACTTTCATACTTTTCTTTGATGGTATCACCAAGAGCAGTATTGAAGTCCCAAGAAGCGACTGTACCAGCGTTATTACGAAGGTCGGTCAAGATTTCACGGTCGATTTCGAGGTTAATTTCTTGAGCGAGAACGGCGGTCAATTCAGCTTCAGCATTCAAGTTATGCTGCGAACGGATATCTTGCTGAGCTTCAAAACTCCAGACAGCCTTTAGCTTTCTAGTCTTAGCAACAATTTCTTCACTTTCGATAACTAGGTTAATCTCAGGAAGATCTTGATTGCATTCCATGTTGTACTCATAGCTCATTACAACATGATTCTCACCAGGAATATTATTCCAGGTAAACGCAAGCTCACCAGTGGTGAGGTCGATTGTACCAGCGGTGACTAAAATTACAGCGGCACCAATCGTTGTGAAGGTGAAAGCACTATTTTCATCTACAACGAAAGTTTGGACTGCTGTGACACCATCATAGATGGTACCAGTAATAGTTCCAGCGAGAATTGGAGTGTGATTGAGTGGGCTGTAAACACCATTCACATCAACGCCATCATCTGTGCTGGTTGTCTCATTTTCGATAAACTGACTGGAGTAGTAGATGTTAAGATTAGCATCACCACTGGCGGTTTGCTGCAACGAATTTGCATCGTCAGTTGGGAAGCCAGTGTTATTGCTGGCACCACTAACGGAACCTTTGTCAGTGCTGTATCTAAAACGGAGGTAATAAACCAAACCAGTTGGACCTAGCAACGGTTGCACGGTAACAACTTTATTGGCAATTAACTGTGGGTAAATACGACGTACAAGAGGAATACTAATACGTTTGAACTGAGCAACGTCGTCAGATCCAGTTGAGTTCTCATTGATAAGATATTGATTTTCAAGAAGGACGCTTGTGCAAGCACGGGTATACTTGTCGGTAATGCCTTCTAGTAATCCAGTTTCTCCCCAACGAGACTCAAGATTTTGAGCTTCATTTAAGAAAGCTGCATTAGCTGTTGCGGTTTGCATTATATAATTTCCTTAGTTAGAGTTAATTTATTATTCTTCTTTGGCAGTACCGGCGAGTACTCTCATCGAATTGAGGGTTTCTTCATCCATACTTTCTACCAAAGTTTTATCAGCATCGGGTTTTTCTGTAATTTTTACTTCGTTATTTTCCCATTCGCCAATAACCTGTTCAGGTTCGACGGGTGCTGAACTTCCTTTTCCCGTTACTTGCTTTGCTTGTTCAATTCTTTCTTTCTTGTCTTCTGTAGCGACTTGTTGAGTCGCTTCATTAATAGTTGTTTGGTATTGTCGTACAGATTCAGTCAACTTATCATTTTCGCCATTAATACGAATGTTACGGGCAGACAGAGTTCTGACTTGTCCCTTCAATTCTTCAACGGACTTGCAAGCATCATCTAATTTGCTATTACAAACCGAGTTATAATCTTCATCGGATAAATATTCTGAAACATTTTCAACAATTTTGCTAAGAGTAACTTTGTGTTCGGCCATACGGGGGTCATTAAGAACGTCGCGTTTGGCCTGTTCATAAATTTCTTTTCCTTTGTACTCAAGGAACGTATGAATTTTATCAACGAAATAAGTATGCATTTCTTGCAATTTTTCGTTAAACTTTTCATACATTTCGACTTCGATGTTTTCATTTTTTGCTTTTTCAGCAAGTAACATCTGATATGCTTCTTCGTAACCTTCTTTTTGGGCAGCCTCAGCCTCGGCCCGCTGCATTTCTAAGCGGTTGCGAAGTTCTTGTACGATGGTGTAAGCTTCTTCATAGCCTTTATATGCTGTTTCTTCGCCTTCTTTAACTTCGCCACTCAATTCAGCATAAGCTTCTTCGAGTTTCTTATTAAATTCAGTTTCCATGTCTGCCTTGGCAGTATCTAGTTCGGACTTAACAGCATCAGCGACTTCCGACAATTGATCTTCGGGAAGTAGTTTACTTAGAGCTTCTACGATTTTTTCCATTTAATTTAACCTCGCTTTAATTTCGTTTGCTTGTTTGTGAATAATTCCACC